CTAATCTTCTTCTGATTCTTCTTCAAACAATCCAATTGTATTTATTGTAGGAATTATTATTGCCTTATCATTATCTAAAGATGTAATAAATGAAATTGTAGTCCTTAAATATGGAAACAATATGGCTGTACCATTTTGGACAAGATACTGCTCAATTTCTTCTTGCTCCACTTCAGGATTAATCTCAAAATATCCAATTACTGATATATCAGCAACCCTCAAATTATCTGAGTCTGATACGCATGTACTAACAGTTAACTGAGCTTTATCTTTTGACTCATTTAGACCTATAGCCAATGATATTTTGCCGTTTTTCTCATCATACGTTTTGAGTTCGTCAATATTATCGACGACTCTATAATCTATATTTTTTATTCTGTATTTTTGGAATTCTATAACTGGTTTCATCCCAGACACAAAACCTTTCTTAAACTACGCAGCTGATGGTAAACCTTGGTTCATAGGAAACTTTCCAGCACCAGCGCTTTGTTTATCTTTTGATTTAAACATTTTCAGTTTATTTTTTGTAGCATCCTTTTTCTTACTGTCAAATTTTGCGTTAATGGTTATATGGTTATCTTCATTAAGAATAATTTCGAAACTCGTTAATTCCTCATATGAAAAGAACTGCTCTTTCAAATTTTCTATTGACACTTCAAGAAAGTAATCTTTCATAGCCTCATCTATTTGTTCTTGCGTAAAATTTAAATCTATATTTTTTACAAGTTCTTTAACGTTTATAGCCATAATACACCTCCGATACTGTTCATATTTTAGTGACTTTTAAATTACTCAAATCAATAATATTCATATTTTTCACGCATATCTCTCTCCCATTTTTGAAGTTGGAAGATTTGTATAAACCATCAAAATTTGTATACGTGTCTTGAATAGCAGCATCTACTGATAATCCAAGTAATTTTATAAAAATATTTAAAGAAACTCCATCAAAATTTCCTCTATTATAAGCTGGAGTTCTTTTATATTTTTCAGCGGAACTGATAATTTTATCGTAATTTTTTTCAATAAATTCTTCTAAAACCTTCTTTGTATCCACGTCATTTAAATTGAGTATTTTATCCTGTTCTATACTAAGCACAGTTTCTATGATCACATAATCTTCATATCTTGTCTTGATATTTTTGACATACTTACTAGCATTCTCAAAAGGTACATCGTTATCATTTCTAGATATATAGAAGTAGGCACCAAAACCTAAATCACCAGGAAGACTAGACTTTGAGTTGCTTTTAATAAACCCATGCTTTTTTATTTTAGCAGTTCTTTCACTACTAGTCCCGTGATATCCTAAAAATTCTTTCTCCACAATTGGACCTTTACTTAAAAACTAATAATAATTATTATTAGTGATTATTATTTATATTCACTATACATAGTATATCATTTTTTAGTCTATGTCAACACTAAAAAGACCAGTTGATTATTATACCATAAATTTTTATAAAAAAATATGGAATTTATTAATTATAGTTTTTTTAATATATATGTAACAAAAAACGCCAGCCGAAGCGGGGTTAATTCATACTTTTGTTAATTTTTTTACTTGGTCTTTTATTAAATCTCTAGTTTTTCTAAACTCTTCTAAAATTTCTTCATTTGTTCCTTTTGCTCGAGCTGGATCTTGTAAATCCCAATGTTCGTGGTTTACTCCTTTAGGAATCATTGGACATTTATCTAATGCATCTCCACATAGAGTAATAATTAAATCACAACTATTAAAGTAATCTATATCAATAAGTTCAGATTTCTGTTGAGAAATATCAATATCTTCTTCTGCCATAACTTGTACAGCTCTTGGATTTAATCCATGAGTTTCTATACCTGCAGATTTCACTTCCCAATCTTTTAATAATTTATGCCCATATCCTTCCGCAATTTGTGAGCGGCAAGAGTTCCCAGTACAAAGAAAGTAAATTTTTCTCATAATATATTCCCTTACTAAATTTTCTTAATATATTATACCTTAATTTATGATTTACCATAACAAAAAAGCCCTGACCGAAGTCAGGGTTAATTTTAATAATTTAATGTTTGACCTCTTACGAAATCTGTCTCAAAATATCGTTCAAGTTCTTAAATTGAGCAGGGGTCAACTTTGGTTCATCCTTCATAAAATCACGCATTGTTTGTGCTGCTACTTCATTTAAGGCAAGAGATTTACCTGTGACTGTGTTCATTACGCGAAGAGATTCTTCACCTTCTGCGACTCTAAATAATTTAAGCATTTTTTTATCCTCCATTAATGTTTGAATGTCTATATTGTTGTTATCTGACGGTGTGCTAACTCCACCAAGTTTGCCCCAATCCTCAGCCGTAAGGTAGAAAATTGATTTGTCTAAAGGTTGAGAACTGAACTGCCAGCCTGTGATTGCGTTGAATTTACCTTTGTTGTAAGGGAATTGTGGTGCATTCCAATCTTGAATCATTGAAGTTGTGCCAGCAGCGTACGGATATCCTGCAAACCATACCCACGCATTGTCAACAACCCATTGAGTCATTTGCGATAAGTCATCTGAATTGCCGTAAATTCCACCTTGAATACCAGTTTTGTCTTTCAAACGCTTGAGGAATGTTTCAGCCCAAACTCCGTTTTTATAAGCTGAATTTTGGTATTCTTCCCAGTCAAGGATTAAGTTAGGGGGATTGCTTCCGTTCAAATATCCTTGAACTGCTTGAATAAAGTAATCAGCTTCTGCGTTAGCATCTCCACCTTCAGCATAGTGATAGATTCCCCATGTAATCTTTGAGTTAGTCAACTGTTGAGCTACGAAATCGAAATTTTCGTTAACGTACCCTGTTCCTTGCGTTGCCTTGACAATTACGCCTTCTTCTCCACTAGAACCGACAACATAGTTCCCTTGATGTGAAGCGACGTCCACAAATTTAAGTACCATTATTCACCTTCTTTTTTATTATAAGATGCTGAACTGATATGCATTGTAGCACCCAAGAACACTGCAATGGCATTTAAGGTTGCCACAATTGCATCAGTATTTCCCCAATTATAAATATGCCCCAAGGCTGCCACAAAAACACTAGCCGCTGGTAATACTGTAATAACAATCCATTTTAAAGCGTTGTAAGCTTTGTTGCTAAAATTCATTTTAAATCTCCTTTTTATTTAATTAATTTTATAACTTCCATGATAATCGTATATATGGCCGCCGAAGCTCCACCAATTCCGAAAATTAGTTTCCAAAAGTTTGTTTTATCAAGCAGCTTCAACTGAAACTGATGTTCATCTGAGCTTTCGTTGCCTTTGATAACAGCTTGCAATATTTGAGCATTTTGTTCAGATTGACGAGTATTCTGTTCTCTTAAAAAGCGATTTGATTCATCCACACGAGTCAGACCGTCATTCATTTGTTTTTGCATCTCCACAAAAGAATCATTAAGACGGGCAATTTCCTTATCATGTTGCTTTAAGCGGTCCTCATGTTGCTGAACCTGTTGTTCTAACTCCATAACCCCTGCTTTCTAAAATTTACTTCTGTCAGTCATCACTTGTTTTGACTCAGCTGTTACCGAATCAACACAACTTTGAAAATCCTTCTGAGCCTCTTCTGAAGCATGGAACTTTTCAGGGTCATTGATGCTTAGTGATAACTGCGCTTGTCCGTCAGGCTGCATTGTCGAATCAAATGTAGCAACTGCTACTGAATCAGCGTAAATTGTTTTGTTCTGTGTTTTTGAATTTTGTTTAATCATTTATTACCTTTCTATGCAAGCATGTAAGTTGTTCCGCCAAAGCACCAATAACTTGAAGCTGATGCATTAACGATGGATAATTTCCCGTCCGTTCCAATTGTGATGTGTAAAGGACGTTGGAAAGTTGTTCCGCTATACATCATAACTTCAAAGGGTGTACCAATCGCTGGGCGCCAACCGGCTGGAATATTCCCTGACAATGCTACCCCATTACCAGCTGGAACATTGGAACTATTAGAATTGATAGAGATTTGACACATCTGACCAATTTTAGCTAAGGTCGCATTAATTCCAGAACCGAGTGATACTGTAGTTGTTTGAAGCCCATTCGTTACATAAACTCCGTAAGGTGTTAGTTGAGCGCTAGGCCCATCAGTATCGGAAGTGAAAAAGCCTTGAAAGTTAGCTTGAACAGTTCTTGTGCGTCCGCTGTTACTATCGACAAAAGTATTACCATAACCTTGTTGGCTATCTAGCTCTAAAGTATTGGTTGTATTTTGTGAAGAATCTGAAAAAGTAAATAGGATATGCTTTTTCTCAATTAAAATCGTTGAGGTTATAGAGCCATCGGTTGTAACATTCTTGATACTCCCGTTTGTGAAGGTTCCAGAAATAGCAGACAAGTCAATCACATGCATTTGGTTCGCTTCGATTAAATTAATAATCCAGTGAGTGCCATTATAGTAATACTCAATATTTGGCTTAATCACTGTTCCATCACTAGCTGTAAGGTCTGCGGTGCCTGAATATTTCCAAGTTAATCCTTTGAATCGAGTACTCGGCTCAGTATCAGAAACAACTTTACCGGGGTCACCGTTACTACCAGAAGGTCCTTTGATGTTTCCAAGTACATCGCCAACTCCAAATGTTCCACCACCGCCTCCTCCGCCAACGTTTACAGTATCAATTTGTAAAATGTTGCCAGATGGAGTGATTACGGTATCACCAATTTTTGGAGGATTATCAATGGATGGTGCTGGGCTTAAATCAGACCAATAATGACCATTATTATGTGGTACAGACTCGTAACTACTTTTAAAAATCTGCTTTCCACGTTCACCTTTAACTCCGTCCTTCCCGTCATTCCCTCGTATCAAACTCCAAGTATAGTCAGATGGGTTAGTGCTGTCAGCTTGCGTAAAGTCTGTGTACTGACCGATATAACTTGGCCAGTCAGCAGTTGTGGCTTCTGTAGCTGAGCGCATGTATGGTGTTGCGGTTGAACCATGCTCAAGTTTATACCCAGCAACACTTAATTTTCCACCGTTATTTTCTGAATTACCGTAGTTAAATATAACTTCATCACCTTTTTTTAAAGATACTGTTACAGAATCACGTAACCAGTCAATTTTACTACCCAAACCGACGATAGGAATTTGACTATTATTTAAAAAGAATACTCTAAAAATGTTAGAGGTATCTGATTCACTCTTAACAAAACTAGACCATGTATATAAACCATCTTCAGGAATGATATATTTTTTAAACATACCACCCCATACCCCTTGATAACTTTTAACAGTTAAACCCTTATATGCACCGTCATTTGGCCAACTTCCACCATTTATCCAATCTCCACTAAAATCCCTAGTTCCATCTAACAAATTCAAATTAGGATAAGTAGTGGTAAATCTGTCAGTACCGTCTGCGCTGTAAGACCATGCTGTGTGAATGTATGATGTTTTTCCGTCAGCACCAGGCTTACCTGCTGTTCCATCATTAACATTAGTGATAGTCACCGATTGACTAGCGACTACTTTACCCGCAACCATTGCTTTAAAGTTATAAACTGTCTTATTCGCAACTCCGCTGGCATCCACAGTGATTTCTTGAACGTTTGCGACAACCGTTCCATCCTTCGACCATTCGTAGCTATCCGCAATTGTTTCTTTATCATCTGAACCAAAATAGATGTGAGCGCCTAATGTAGTCGTTCCTGTTCCATTTTTAAATTGCAAGCCATTGGTAGAAGTGATATCAGGACGGTAAGGAGTATTAGCATTGATAATTTCTTGCATTCTAGCAGTTAAATCATCAGATACTTCACTTTTAAGCTTGATATAATTCGAAAACGTAATTTTGTTACTTGTAGGGTTAGTGAAACTTATTTCTAATTCACTCACTCGTGCTGACAAAAACAAGCCAACATTCCCGTCAGAATCAATGAAGTTCTTATCTTGAATTCTGACCGTATCACCGATATGAAGCGGTGTTCCATCGCCAGTACTTGAAACCGTCAAATTACTTGTGGCTGTCACTTCGTAGGTTATTTTTTGGTATGCATTCGCTCTCAGAAAACTTAAAGCATAACCCCACATGGCATTTACTGTGGTGTATTCGGTAGATTCATCTTTATTAGTATAAATATCACCAGTTGACGATTGAAGCTGTGAGGGGAACATCTGAGCAGATAATGGGGCTTTAGCATAACTTTCCCCTGCTCTTTTATAGAATTCTTCTTGCCCTTCTGAATTCGTAACCGACCAAGCAGAATCTTTCCAGCTTAACCCATCTTTCCCAGTGACATAAATAGAGTTGAAAATTTGAGCTTTCTCAACTTTGCGGGAAACGCCTGAAATATTATCTCCAAAGGACAAAAGGACATCATTCCTATTTTGTCCTACCCCTTGGATATCGCCATTGTCATTTTTCTTATAAATGTTCAATGTGATATTATCAAGCGTTCCATCTCTTTTTAATTTTGTTACAAATTCAAACTCTCCGTCAAAGTTTTGAATCACTGAAATTAAGCGTGAGAGCTTTGTATCTTCACCATCGTAATTAATGACTCTGGTATAGCTTGAAACTTCATTAATTCCAAGTGTGATTTTCGCAAAATTAATCAGTCCCATTTGGTCAAAGTACCATTGAATATTATGAGCGGCTGTATTCTTAAGCTCCTTAACTTGCTCATTTCTCATTTCAAGATTAAGGGTCAGACAGTTGAAAGTAATTTTGTCATCATCTTCTTCAACGATTACCGAATCAAACAGAAAATCTTCACCCTCATACTGAAAGCTGAAATAAGCATGTTCATTCAACAGTTGAACGTAATCCTGAACCACTCCATTCTTGATTTTATTAACTGTAAAATCAAAAGTTGATGTCCCTTGTGCTAAATAGCGATGGAAGTTGTCATCTTTAAAGTCAGGGCTTTCTGAATCATCATTACTTAGAAAGCCGACACGTTCAAGCGTTCGGTCATGAATTGAGATTAACATTATAAGATTCGCTCCTTCCATGAGAATTCTATTTTAGGTGGACTTGTGGTAAAACTTGAATAGACAATATCTATTTTTTGGCTTTGACCTGCAGGTATTGAAAAGAAATCTGAACCTGTGATGTAATCAGAGTTGGCTCCCCGTCCATTGACAATTATTTTTTTAGCATCCATCTTAATGATAATTTCATCATTAGGTTGGTACTTATTGACCACATTAACCATATAGCCATCATTGAGATTCGTTAATTTAAACGACTTTAAGCTCATGTTATTAATAACGGGATAATTCTGACGACTTGCTTCTACAACATAGACATAAGCGAGTTTAGTTTGAACACCAGCATCACCCATTAAGTAAGAGTAAGCCACGCCTTTCCAATAGAAAGAAATCTTATTGCCTTGCTTAATAATTGCCTGACCACCATGAGCGGCATCAAAAAGCGAAGTAACGCCACCCGGTGCTTTTCCTGTCGAGGCATTAAATGGTTTATCCCCTCCGAATTTATGCATCTTATTATCGCCACCGATGAGCCAGAAGATAAGCTCGGCATTTTGACCCGCTCCACCTTTAAAAATTTCAAACATGGCCAACGGTTGCTTATTTTCATCACAAAAATAAAGTTGAAAGCGGCCAGCTTGTCTTGCATTGCTTTGAATAAAAAACGTGTTAAACTGTGCATGCCAATTGACTGGATATTGATTTGTGCTATCTTTAGGAACATCATAACGTTGAATCCCACCATTCCATGTTACGGCTTGGTTGAAAGTAGACATCCTTATTCCGTCTGTCTTCCATTTCAGCTTACTATTGTTAGGGATAGGTGAGATATTTGTTTCCCAAGAGCTGGTCCAATCCGTTGCATCTACGAAATTCGTGTCAAAATCTGACTGAGTTTTAAAATCTGCAATCGTTGTTTGTTTCGTTTTTCGTTCTTCATCCGCTTCATCTGGATTCCCAATTTCAAGAACATTCTGTCCAGCTATTCCAAAGAAACCTGATTCAGCGGTGGGTGTGATTTTAATTGTTGGAAAGATTGGCAAGGTCCCATTATTATTGATTAATACCGAAACTGAGTTATCGGCATTTTCTATGATGGTTCCATTTTCTTCGCCTGAGTTATCATTGTTCAACACTTTAGTATCGACTGATTCCGCATAACCTTTAGGTACTAAAAACGTGATAGTGCCAGTAGCAAAAAGCTTTGATTTGTTTTCTGTTAGGGTAACTTCTCCGCTCCGAATTGCTTGATAGTAAAGGTTTGGTTCATCAGAAAATAGAAGTTCTAAAGGCACTTCACTACTCGTTATTTCTGCTAATTTTCTACGAGTATCAGCGATATCATTTTTCCAAAAAGTTCTAAATTCTACTTCAATTGTCGTTTTATTTCTTCTAGAACGAATGAAATTAGACCCACCAGATATTTTGTCTTCTGTGGTACTATCAATTCCTGCGCCTAAATTTCTGTGAACCTCAATGATCCGCATATAATCTGTGAGAAAGTTATTACCAAATTTAACTGTAAATGTCATGAATTCCCTCCCCAAAGTATTGTTTGAATTTTTGTTAAGTTATTTTGCGCATCTTGATTTGCTTTAGCTGTTGTTCTAGCAAGCTCTTTATCATTTATAACAAGGACTGTTTCGTGTTCTCCAAGTGATTTAACAGCTGATAAAGCTTGAGATACAATATTATTTGACTCTGATTGGTTCGGTTGATTATCCAGTTGCCTTTGGATATTCGAACGAATTGAGTTAAGCTGACTAACTGCCAATTGTTCACCAGCATTTAAGCCAGCTGAACTAACTGCATATTCAGCAGTAACTTTAGGAAGATTTAAATTAAATCCACTAGCTAGCTTATCAGCCATTCCAGAGACATTCCGTTGGACATTTTTAAAACTATCCCCTAATCCTTCGTTCAGTCCATCCATAATTGAATTACCAGCTGGAATCAATAATTTACGGTCATAGCTGATTGGCCCTTTGTGTTCTTTAATCCAATTACCAATGCCACCGATGAAGTCTTTTACGTTCTCATAAGCTCCTTTAAGACCTCCAAGAAAACCATTCATAATGGCTGTACCAGCACCAGAAATATCTATATTTGTCAATCCTGTAAAGAATCCTTTGATATTATCGATAATTCCTCCAATGGTTCCGGATGCTTTAGAAATAGCTCCAGTAATAGCACTCCACGCTGAAGAAATACCACCTTTCAAAGAATTTCCTGCTCCAGATAAAGCACTAAATACTCCCTTTATAGTATTGATTATTCCGCTTATCACTCCACCTGCGACTGATATAGCAGATTGGATTCCGCTCCATGCTGCGCTTAGAACTCCTTTAAGACCTCCACCAGCTGCACCAACTGCGCCGAATACCGCTTTTATAACGTTAATCACGGCACCTATAACATTACCTGCAGCTGATATAGCTGACTTAATGCCATCCCAAGCACTTGAAAGTATCGATTTAAGTGATCCACCAGAACCTCCTAAACTAGAGAACATACCTATTACATAACCCACCCATTGCCCAACTGTACTTAATGCTGGGGCACAAGCTTTGAAAACATCTACCAAGAAAGAAATGACCGGAGTTAATATTTCAACTACTACCTTTATTGCATCAAAGGCGAAAGAAACTCCATCAAGAATACCCTTGAATACTCCACCTAAAAACGAGCCAATAACTTGAAATGCTGGCATTAATGCACCAGCTAAGACTGTAAGTAAAGGCTGAATTGCATTCCACAAATTTCCAAATGATGTAATGACTTGTTGAATTGATGGGCCGACAATAGCCATCATTGTTTGAAAACCGCTAACAACTGCTGGGATTATCGCTTGAAGCACTGCTTGGATTCCGCTGAAGTCTAATTTAGAAATCATGCTAGATATCTGAGTAAGTATTGGAGCAACTGCACTAACTAAAGTCTGAAATAGTGCTGGAATTTGCGTTAAAACAGTCCCTAAAGTACTTGAAACTATTGGTCCAAGTTTCGCAAAAATTGTTTTCCAATAATTTGCTAGTGTTGAACCATATTGTGTTAGGGGTTGTTGAAGACCAATCAAAGCTGCTCCAAAACTGGCTGCTAATCCTGAAAAATCTATTGATTTAAACAAGGTGCTTATTGTAGTTCCAATTGAATTAAAAGCTCCTGACAATCCATTGAAATTAAATGATTTAATAAAATCAGAGAAGTCACTTTTGAGTATATTAAGCGCTTCTCCAATACTCGAACCAGCAATAGCTTTTTGAATATCTCCGAAAACTTTTGTAACATTAGTTTTTAAACTATTAAAAAAGCCAACCGACCCTTCAATTGACTTATTTATTGAACCAAAAGCAGAATTAATGATACCTTTTAAGCTATCAATATTTTGAGCAATTGATTTTCCTGTCAATGCTTGAACAACTTTATCAATTGCCGTTAAAGTATTTGCTAGCCCTTTGGAAACAGCGTTTCGTAAGTTTCCGAAGGAAGTCGCAATACCTGCGCTATTTTGTTTAGCTAAAGTAGCTAACTGACCTGTGCCTGTACCTAATTTAATTAATTGGTCATTGAATTGGTCGAACGTAACTTTCCCATCTTGCAAAGCAGCATATAAATCTTGTTGCGCAGTTTTACCAGTAAAACCCATCGCTTCAGCAGTCTTTTGCAATCCTAAAGGCATTGTTTCCTGTAAACTCCTCCAAGACTGCATATCAACGGTTCCTTTTGCAAGCATTTGTTTATACTGAATCATTCCACGGCTTGCATCTTCAGTACTAGCGCCACTTGCTAGAAATGCATTATTAAGGGCTAAAACAGTATCAGTTGATTTATTTAAATCACCAGTAATAGATGTCAATTGTTGAGTTTGAGAAACAACATCATCAAGTTTTGTTGGAAGTCCTTCAATCCCATCAGAAAGTTTTTTTATTGATTTTGTAGAATCTCCTGCACTAAATCCCAAAGCTTGCATAACTTTTGGGAATTTTTGCATAGTGTCGAAACGAGAAACAGCATCTCCAACAGAACTTTTAAGAACATCAAAAGCAGCACTTGCTATTTTAACAAGTCCCATAGCAGCAACCATTGATTTAATGCTTGTGCCTGCTTTGTTAGTTGCTCCTTCAAGCCCATTAATACTAGCAAGACCTTTTTTGACTGAACCATCATCCATTATGATGTCAATAGTAATTGTTCCGTCAGCCATTAATCCACCTCCCTTTCTTCTTCATCTTCTGGCAGAGCATAGATTTCTTGCAATTTCTTCATCTCTTTTTCATGAGCATTTTTCTCACTAGAAGGTTTTTCCCACGTTCTAATTGCAAGAACTTGTCTGAACTTCGTTTCTTCAGGAAGCCCTCCAAGCAAAGCTTTGAATTTGAACCAATGAAGCTTACCTTGATATTCGATTAAATCAATACCATAAGCTTGAACAAATGAAGCATAAATATATTCAGCATCGTATTTAAGAGAATAATTTTGCTTAGTATCAGCTTCATAACTGGGCATTTCATTGCCTTGTCGGTCATACTTTACAGATTTTTCAACTTGACCTTGCATAACGTATTTTTCAAAAATACAATTAAATATTTCAAGCTGTTCTTCTCCGCTCAATTTAACTAACTCTGTATCTTTGCCAAATAGTATTCTAATAGCGAAATCTAGTTTTAATCTGTCAGATAGTTTTTTCTCTTTTAACATGTCAATCAAGTTGAGAATATTGTCAAATGACACGTTAATTGGATATTTTGTACCATTTACATCGTGTTCATCATTTAATTCTTCATAAAGAGAAAACATAAGCATCTCCTTATTTCAGATATTTATTTTCCAAGGCTTTAAGGTCTTCTGCTTCGAGTTCTTCCTTAATTCCGATAATAATTTGGAATAAATAAACCATCACAATTTCAAGTGAAGGATTAGAAGTATAGAGTTTTTCAAAAGAACCTGGTTCTAAAAATGAATCAACGACTGTTTTGACATATGTTTTCTTTTCGTCCAGCGTTGCAGTTTCTTCGTTAAAATCTTTATTAAGTTCTTCAAATTCTTTCTCAAAATTCAACAAACGCTCAATGTTTTCGTCTTTTCGGTCAAATCGAATTGTAAAAGCAACATTACCATCAGCATCTTTAAAATCTACTTCGATAAAATTGCTACGTAATTGAATTGGTTTCATGTTTTCTCCTTAAAAAATAAAGGCTAGGAAATATGCTCCTAGCCTTTAGTGTAGTTATTCTCCAGAACCTCCACCGCTGGGTGGGGTAATTGCTTTTTCTTTCGGAAGTTGATTGAATGTAAGTTTGCAACCAAACGCTTCATAATCGGTCGCATCTCCATCTCCAGCTTTAATATCCGAAATTGTTGCTAATCCTGCCCATTGTTTCTTACCATCTGCGGATACAACTTTATGCCATACCTTACGGTCATCACCAATTTTATATTTTTTAGCTGCCACTAAAGCTTGTGCTTGGTCTTCTGAATCATAGAATCCCTCGAATGTATAAGCTCCAGAAACCCCAGTTACTGTTGTTTCTTTCGTGCCATCGCCATCGTAGAACCCTGTATCATCAGTTTCTTCGTCTGTATCATCAGTGACTCCAGAAATCCATTTAGCGAGTTCTAGATAATCAGAATCAGCTGGTTCTGCTCCAGTCGTTGGAACTGGTGCAATAAAGTGACCTCGCAGTGCGTTTTTTAATCTTGTCATTTATTTATCCTTTCGTGGAAATGTTGTAATTGCAGCCTGTATATCAAGTATGAAAATGTAGTAACCTTGCTCATCTTCGTTGTTAATATAGGGCTTGTTTGAAATTTTTATTTCTCCAAAATCAAAAGAGCCATCATCACTGTTTAACGACGAAAGCTCTTCTAAATGAGATTGAATTAACCAAAGTGTCCTTTGAATTGCTTGCTGGTCTTGCGACTTCATTGAAAACTCATAATTTAACACTTGGTCTTTGATGCCATCATAGAATTCTCTTTCAACTTGTCCTCCTGGCAGAGGATAAAGCACAAGGCATTCCTTAGATAACAAATATCCAAGCGAACAGTTAATAGGCAAATTTTGAATAGAATTAACACTATCACAAAGACGGTCTATAAAATCCATTAAATACCTGCTCCTTTCTTAAATGCTCTTGGCAAAGAACCTTTAAATTTTGCTTTAGCTTTTAAATCCCATCTAGGACCAGTTCCAGGAGTCGAGTATTTTCTTCCTTGAAGATAGAATTGTCTCTTAGCATATTTAGATTCATAGGTCACACCATTTTTAGATGCGTGAACTTTTTGTCTCAAATCTCCTTCTTTAAATGGAACGAAAGGATTCATGTCTGCCATTGCTTGATTCGTCATAGCATAAAGTCCACGGTCTAAATTGGCTTTTGATAGCTTCTGGTTTACTCCCTTTAAATCAACCTTAATAGCCATTAGACCACCTCCAATCGCCAGCCAATTGATTCTCCGTTCAGAATGAGTTCTTTAACTAAAACTATTTTGTACTCCTTGCCTTCAAAAATAACAAGAGAATCATTAGTGAAATTAGGCAATGAACTACAGTATCTTTTAACTAAAGTAATTGATGAATTAGGAGCTTTCTCAGTAGAATTATTGCCACTACGAGAAAAAGTTGATGCTAGATTAAACCAAACGTTTTCAATTATTTTTGATGGGGCATAGATTGGCTTATGATAGTTATCTTCACCAGATTTATTTTTATACTCGATAGTATGAGGAAAGGCACTTTTGGGTGGTAATTGATAGTAACTCATGAGCATACCCCACGATAAAGCAAACCTGTTTCACTCAACATTTCTAAAGCATCCTGTGAGATTAATGAGATAGAAGTTCCATCATCAGTAAGCTTATTATTGCCATTTGAAACACTTATTCCATCTAATGACCAAGATGTTGGATTGTTAATTTCAGCGGTTGAAATAGCCCCAATTGTTGCCATATATTCGAGCTGAACTGCAATGGCTTTTTTAAATTGGTTCTTTCTAAAATCTACATCAGTATTTAGGTCATGAAATTTATAAAATTGTCGAGAATAAACATCAACAACATCAGAAGCTCGAACAACTAAACGGTCAAATTCATCAGAAGTAACAGCTTTATATCCAAAGTTGGTGTATTCATCAAACGTTAAATAAGCCATTGTTTACCTCCTTAAAAATAAAAGAGGAGACTTTGCTCCTCCTTTTTATGGTGCTGTAACTGTTACCACACAAGTAGCAGTTTTGCCGTTCGCTGTAGTAACTGTGATGTTTGCTGTTCCAGCTTTAACTCCGACTACTTTACCTTGAACTGGCGTTACAGTAGCGATTGTTGAATCATCAGAACTATAAGTTACTGATTTGTCAGTTGCATCAGCAGGTGCAACAGTCGCTGTCAGTGTTTCATTTGCCCCAACTGCGATAGATAACGTTGTTTTATTCAACGTAACTCCAGTAGGGGCTATGCTTTTGGGGAGATTTTTACCACTCGTGATTCGTCAACCAAAGCAACAGCATAGTGTTGGTCAGCATTAAATTTGGTCAATTTATGGTCAATATCACGTTCACGTTCTGCCAATACTGAACGTTTCAAAAATGTTTTTAAAGCACCCGATTTAACTGCAATACCAGTTCCGTCAGTAATTTTTTGCGAACGTACAATTTCCCAACCGAGCACTTCACCGAATGCTCCGTTAATCAAGATATTATCTCCTAGTTCAGAAGCACGAGTCCATGAAGTTGCAGCTTCCTTACGAAGTTTAGCGGCATCCTTGTAAGACAAGAAAAGTACTCCAGTAGAGTCAACATCTTCAAAATTATCTGGAGCATCTACAAACGTAGCTTCCAATGTATCAATCAAGTCAAGATTAATATCTGCGCTCACTTCAAGAGTAGCTTCTTGTGCAGCTTCCAAAATATCATTATCGACTTTTGAAGCAATCGCCATACGAATTTGGCGTTGAGCCTCCCCTTCTGGATCTCCGTAACCAGATAATGCAGCTTCATCCGTGATTTTTACACCTTTACCAGCTTTTTTAATGGTATGTGTGTCGGTTTCAGTGCTGAGTTTAGTGTAGTCAATTGCTGCACCTTCTGCTACATCTACAGCATCGCCAATATATTTATATTTAGGAACTGTAATTGTTGAACCAGGTTGTCCTTCTAATGTAGTGTCAATTGGAGCAATTCCGCTAAATTTAATTGCTTTAGGAAGTTGTGCCGCAATCATTGGAGCCATAACTTGTGGGTCTACTAGATTCGCGAGTAATGTTGTTTCATCTGCCATTTGTTTTACCTCTTTTTTCTATTTTGTGAGCTGCTCAAAAACTTCTGGCTGCTCTGCTTTTAGTTTTGCTACTTCTTTGTAAGACATCTTAGACAAGTCATAAGTAGCTGGTGTAGTCGTTGAAGGATTCCCTCCCGCAACGATTTTTGGTTTTGCAGGTTCTTCTGTGCTTTGAAATAAATAGGGCATTGATTCTTTGAATGTTGCTACTTGGTCATCAAGTCCTGAAATTTTGCCATCATCTTGAATAATGACGTTATCCATGTTGACTTGATCAAATAAAATATCACTGTTCACAGTGCCTGAGTCTTTCAAAGCAAGTTTTACAGCAAATTCTTTTTTTGCTGCAGATAGCTGTTGTGTTGCATCAGAGTCTTTGGTTTGAATTTGAGATTGTAAATCTGTCAGTTGTTTTTGTAACTCTGCATTATCAGTATTATTTGTTTTCAACTGAGAAATTTGAGTATCACGTTCTTCAACTTGCGACTTATAACTCTCTCGTTCACTTTCGGCTGTATTAAGTTGAGTTTTGATATCATTGACATCTTTCCCGTTCTCAGCCATCACCTTATCAATAGCTTCATCGCTAAGTCCAAGGTTTTTCAAAAATTCTCTCTGCATGATATGTCCTCCTACGTTTCTTTTACGAGTTACGAACTCGATGGATTTGAGCCTTTAACGCAGCACTCATACGAATTGGGAACTATGGGAGTCGAACCCATGTATTACTGATGTGCACAAACAGTATGTTCTAACCTACTAAACAAAGTTCCCGAAAAGAAAAGCGCCTGTCAGTGACAAACGCTTAATTTTTATAATTAAAATCTTTCAACAAAATATTTAAAGGAGTATAAACCTTCTCTCGCTTATAATTCCTTGATAAATACTCATTGCTATCAACAAGCTGTCTAATTGCTTTTTGAGTTGCTGTAATACTTCTTTGCCATGATTGAACACCTTCTTTATTTCCCATAGCTTCCGAAACCATTTTATTTTTTTTGAACTTTATTATTCTTCGTTCAAGCTCTCTTTGCCGCTTTTGTAGTGCTGCAACTTTATCATTTTCAGCTTTATCAAATAGCGGTTGATTATTTGTATTTACTCCAGGTATAAAAGGAATCCATGCATGACGACAGTTAACGCCACGATGACCGCCTGCTTCTCCATAATCAGCTCTCCAATACGGATCATAAATACTTTTATATTCAGCATTATCAGGAACATTTTGCCTTAAATCTACTACATGACCTTGAATAAGTGAACAAGCTAACCTTGAGCCCATATGACTTGTAACTACTACTGTATTAACTCCATATTCACTCATTCTTGAAGTTCTAAGTTCGTTGTAAGTATTTCCCATTGTGGACTTTAAAACAGTTCTGACATAGCGTTCAATAGACCAAGTGTGACCTCCTTTATCAATAAAAGTTGATTTAATGCCTTGTTGAGCCCATTGCCTAACAGTTCTTTCTAATGCTTCTTCAAAAGTAAAGATTCCAGTATTAAAAGCAGCGGCTGTTTTATTGATAATGTCAGTATAAAGTCGAGATAATATTGAGCCATAACCATAATTAGTTGAAAGAAGCGTCTGATTAACATAGTTATTCAAATCTCCCCAAGCTTGGTTATAATAAGCTCTCATCACTTCATCAATATTGCTTGGTAAAGGTGTTAAATGAAGCCCTGAAGCAACTAAACTGTCAATATCTTCAATTGTTGAATTGCCTAAATCATTGAACATTTGCTTGATATTCTTTTCAGAAATTCCTGTTATTTTAGAAATCATTTCAGCAGTTTCAGAATTAAATAAATGAAGTTCTCTTAGCTTTTTGAGTTGCCAGTCAGTGATGTTACTTGAGCCGTTGTTTAATCTTTTGATTATTAGACGCAATATTTCGCCTTCTAGTGACTGATAAAGGCTAGACATGTTACTGCTCCATAAGTCTAATTGATAAGGCGTAACAGCCAATTAAACCACCTCCCTTAATCAAATCCTGGCACATCACTTCCACTATCAAGCTTTTCTTCTTCAATCGTTTCGGTATCTAATCCTTCTGCTTCGTTTTGGATTTCTTTCATGATTGTATTTGCTTCAGTTTCAGTCACTCCAAGAACTTTTTGGATTGCACGTTTTCGTGACGTTAATTGCAAGGTCGTTAATTTCCCATAGTAATCAGCTTTAGCATCCTGTGACTCAAAAACCCCATCATCGAAATCAATATTAATACCATATTCTTTAGGAGAACTAAACAATCCGTAAGAATCCGCAAGCTCAAATATAGTAATTACTAATTCTTTCAACGCTTCTTCAACAATCAAAACATTGTCCGAACGAGTTGAGAATGTCTCAGAGTTTTCGCTGATAATTTCAGTAGCTGTCTTCACTGTTTGTCCATCAAATGAAAACGTCCCAGAACTAAAACCGGTTTCAAGCTCTATAATTCGTAAAATGAAATTGATTGACGCAATAAACTCACTAGACCTCAAAGAAGGAGCAAACTCATCAATAAGCGGCTCGTCTGAGCGCATTCTTTGAAATACTCCAGTCTTAGAATCAAAGCGTTTAATTGGCATTCCTTCTTCGTTATATCGCACTTTGAAAAAGTCATCTGATGCCAATATTTTTCGCCCTGCTTCTTCAATTTCCCTCATGAATTGGTCGTATTTGTCATTTATATCAAGTAGTTGACGCTTGGCATTGTCAATAATTCCAAGACTGAGAGGGCTAGAAACATCAATGTTGTTTTTCCCAGCTAGTTTGATATAAACAAAAATAGGACGACTAAATCCTTTCATTTCTACTTCATCTTCAAGCATTTCGTACTTAGAAAATGAATTAAGAGGTACTCTAATTCCGACTTCCTGTTCATTTTCAGAACGATATAGTTCGTTTCGAATGAAATAACTACCATTTTCCCACTCATGAAATTCTAATAAGGTATAACGGACATTTTTCTTACCTTCTGAGACTTGAGTGACGGTTGCAATTGCTGCTTCACTAATATCATTTGTATTAGATTCTAATGGATAAAAAGTATCAGCCCGGCAATAAGCAATTTTAATTGTATTTTTTGCTTCATCATAATAAGGACGAAGCACTAGACCGCCAATTGCATAACCTGCTTCTAATTCTTCCCCGAAGTTCTTACGAAATTTATTGTTATTAAAAACTTCTTGTAAAAATCTGTCCGCTTCTTTACTATCAATACTTATCGAACAACCATCGTTAAAAACAAGCTTGGCCAATTTGTGAGAAACAACTTTCGACACATTCAACGAATGGAAGTCTCTTTTTTCATAATTACCTTCGCTACTTAAATATCTGACTTCGCCAAATTTATTTTTATAGATTTTTTTGTTTTCTTGGATGCGAAGATATTCAGCCGAGTTTACTGAAATTTTCGGATGATCTGTAATATTATTTAATGACTCAACCATTCCTACCTTTGCGCCCCCTTTTCTTATCATATTTTTAAACCAATCAAACACTGGCCACCTCCTAAATTAAGTATTCTACAGTGAAATAATTGACCGCATAGCGTAATTCATCGCATGCATGGTTATTTTTATCTACTGGTAATCCGTTAGGAGTTCTTATATATAAACCTATTTCTTTTATTAAATTATAGTGATCATATTTTCCATCTAACGAATACAAAAAAAGAATCCCTTTTTCAAAAGCATTCTGTACTCTTTCAATACCAACTTCTATTTTCAAACCATTACTTGAAAATTTATCTCTGCTGTTATTATTTGCTTTATCTGTTGAAATACCAATTAAATTAAGTTCTTCTCTTAAAGTCTTACAAGCAGGGTCAACAAAGAAGTGATTCCAATGCGGCATGTCTTGCCATTTATCATAGCACCAAGATACAAATTGTTTTATTTCTTTAGCATAAACCGACATTGCCTTAGTCTGCCCTGTATCTGTTCCACTGTGATAGTAATTCGCCATGCGGTACAAATAATATTGTCCTTCATGAAAGGTCACTACATTGAACGCACAAGTCGTTGCATCAGCTTGACCACCATCGGCTGTAAAGAATGTTTCAATGACTCTGCCTTTAAGTTGGTTGGTCATATGCTTTTCTTCATCAAACATTGAATAGATAACACCTTCCGGCATCACTCGTTGTCCCAGCCAGTCACGCTTATAAAGATAATCTGATGTTTTAGATTGTTCTTCCCACATTTTTAAACGTTGACCAGTAAGAATAGGATTGTCAGTCGGTCTCCAATGTCTAAAGCGGTAAGTGCCAGTCTTTTCGAACTGGTTTAATAACTCAAGATTTGGATGATTGGGAGCTGGTGGATTCTGTTCTCCAAGATGAAACCTCAGCTTACTTGCTAGCGTCCGCCTAAAAGATTCAGCTATAACTTCTTTATTAAGCAAATTAAACTCAAGGAAAGCAACAGTTCCAAATGACATCCCAGTAATAGAACCAACTGCATTTACTTTTCCTCCACCCTTATAATAGATGCGTTTTTCATTGCCTTTACCAAAGTTTATCCACAAATGGTCTCCATTTTCATTGTGGCGAATTTCTGAGTTATCGGCAAAGATATACATTAAACCGAATCCCTCACCATCAATAAACATGCGGTAAGCTTGTTCTTGATTATAGGCAAGAACTAAATGGTCACGGTCAGGAGATTGTGCATAGATACGAGCCATTTTAAAAATATCACTGTTTGTCTTACCCGATCTAATCGTTCCCTCGTTCATTTCAAACTCAATGCCGGAGATGTCAGCTTTGATATTATCTATTTGTTTTTGACTAAACCTTATCATTTAAAGCCTCTCCTTCTGGCTCTGCAAGTTGAGGGTCAACTAAAGCCATAAGCAATTGATTTGTTTTTAGATTTCCTTCTAATTTATTGGCTGTATCAGTGAGGATTTTAGATTTAGCTTCGGAAACATCTGCTTCAGCTTTAAGTTTTCTAAGCTGTTGCTCAAGTAACCTATCATTATCTGGATAACGTTTAAGGAGTTCTTTCATTGCTTGTATTTGAACTTTAAAGTCAGGAGGTTTCTTAACTTCTTCTACACCATCTACACCGCTAATAATAACCGTTTCAGTAATATCTGCCTTAGCTATCTTGGTAAGTCTTTCAAGTATCTCCTGTGCGCTCATAATACGCTCAGAAGCGAGTTGTTCCATTCGTTCATCAATGTAACTTTTAATTGTAGTATTTTGTAGTAGTTTGCTAGCGTTAGTGTTTGCATATTTGGCAGAATAACCTGCTTTAATGGCTGCTTGCGTTGCGTTTCCTAACTCTATGTAATAATCTGCAAACTTCTTCTGTTTTTCAGTAAGTTTCATACCTCCCTCCTATCTTATTTATAAATCCAACAATAAAAGGCTGCCCACTGGACAACCTGTAATAAAATATAATAGCAAGTCAGGGAGTCGAACCCTAACAAGCTTATGAAGCAAATTCAAACCGATACTTATGATATTTGTGCTTTTGCCTTTTACTTCATAATACAAGTATACCAGCAAAAACAAGGGTTGAGGTGCCAATTTTAGGCAATTTCATGCCAATTTTTGTCCAAAAATATGCCCTAAAAACAGTGTTGCATTTGTCGGTAGATATCATTTCTAAACTTGTAGAATATCGTCTTAGCTTTTTTCAAGCCAATATCTTCAATTCCTTCGATATCTAAATATTGCATTACTTGGTACCAATATAAGCCAGCATAACCGCTATATTTTAGTTCAATAACTCTTTTTTCATCTGGTATCAAAGGTTTAAACCAAAAGTCTAATATCTCTAATTGCTCCTTAAGTTTAAGGTATTCTTCGTCACTCTCAAGCTTTTCTTGATTTATAACATGACTTAACTGTTCAGAACCACCAGAATAAGCTGTACGAATGCCTAAGTTATCTACTTTTTGCTTATAAAGATATCTGCTTTCAATTGATTTTATTCTGGCTTCAAGTCTGCCATTCACGTAATCTCCAATAATTCTATCTAACTTATCTGCCATTCATCAAATTCTCCTTTTGTGGTATAATTAAGTTAGAAATTCAGTTGCCGAAGCCCATTGCCGTGGGCTTTTTTTGTTTAATAGTGTATAATATACATTGGTCAAATATATTACACGAACTAAGTTGATAATTAGTTGCTCCATACTACTGACCAAGTGTGGAGTTTTTTAGTACCCAAACCATATAAAGCGCAATATTCGGAGTAATAACCCTAAAAATATTAAGCAAATTGCTATAAATAGCAGCCACACAAAGGCATTACCAATAATTTCTCCTGATTTTTTAAACATTTTCTCCTCCAGTTGAGTTTAGCGAGTTCCTAGCTCAGTATATGTGATATAATACGTGTGACCACAAATAAAATGAAAAAATATTATTTTATACATGCGAAGCTCAAGCTTGGTCAGCTTGGGCTTTTTTTGCGTTCAATTATCCTTCCATAAATAGAGAAACATAATCAAGATATAAAGAAATCTCCTTGTTTCAACCAATCCCCAATTTCTTGATACGTACTCAAATATTAAGTAAAAGACAGATACGCAAGTTCCTCTTATTAGTCCTTTGATAACCTTATCTTTCATCTCCACCTCAATCCATGTTTTTATCAAGCCATTTCTTGTGGCTACCACTAGACTCGTCAAGGTCTGAGCGGTTGATTTTATTTTTAACACACCATTGGCACTGACAGACTTTTGGATTCTTCGGAGCTGCAACCCAAACATTTTCTTTGCATCTATAACAGTACAAATAACAAGAATGTCTATATTGATGTTCTTCTTTTGTTTTATGCCCGAACAGCTTACACAAAAGTTTCATTCGTCGTCCTCCTAAGCTATTTTTTCTAATTTTATAAAGCATTGATCTAAAATGTCCTTTATTAATTGAAGCGGAATTTCACTTCTAACATTGTAACTTCGTGAAATACCTTTATCTCCCAATCCTTGAAAAGTCAACTTACTTTGTTCATCCGTTGTTTTTAGATTAAACATCAGATTTGAATAAAAACAAGTCGGCTTTTTTGAATACCTTTCAGAATCATAAGCACTATAATGAGCAATGTTTTTAATTCCTTGAAAATCTTGAATCTGTTTATAATATTTCCATATTCTACTAGACTGTGGATTTTCAATTACCCATACTGCTGGCTGATATCGTTCTATTATTCTTATTGTATTAAAGGCACCTAGTTCGCCATTTAATCTTGAATAAACTGTCTTCCACCAGTGCTTTTTGAATGGAGTATCATTTTTTGTTTCTAATTGTTGCTTGGTCCTAATTGTAAATTCATTACTCACAAATTCTTGGCCAAACATCGTATCTGTTGATTCTGTATACCAACAAACGTTGCCATTAAGCATTGCGCTTGCATTACTCCATGACTCACAAGGTGGACTAGCAAGAATAATATCTGGTTTTGGTAGGTTATCTAATTCTTTAAATAAATTACTTTCGCCAAAATATTCGCTTGTATCCGATAAATCCAGATTTAAGAAGTCAGTATTTTTATTTTCAATATCAATACCAATGGAAATGATTTTTACATCATCTCCATAGTATTTTTTTACAGCTTGTTTGTAGCATCCGTTTCCACTATCAAACAGCGCCCAAACCACTTTATTCATTCAATCCCTCCCCACCAGTCATTGACCAGCGATATTAGTTTGTCGGTATTTCTCCATAACTCTTGGATACTTTTCTATAAATTTTAATTGTTCTTGGTGCAGACGTTCCGACCAGTGGAAAAGTCTATCCATTTCTGCTAAAGCACTCAACTTATGGTAAGTTTCTTTAATGTAAAACTCTGCATTCCCTACTGATTTCCAATACGCCGATGTTCTAACAGAGTTCCCATTTTCAGCAAGTTTATGTGCGTTAATATCCGCATTTTCTTTTTTGTCATCAGGCTATCAATTTCTTTGAATATAATTTTCATCAACTTAATTTGGTAGTTCTGCACGATTTCCTCCGCTGTCATCCCTCCACCACTTTCACTAAATCAACTCCGAGGGCTTTGCCTGCGAGGTAGGCGACAGCGATATTGACTTGATTTTCACCTGGCAATAATTTCTCTAGCCGTACTCCAATTTCAAAATCCACTTCCTCCGCTCGATATAAAAAAGTCCATATATTGCAACTCTCTCGTTCTTTGACAAATCCATTAAAAACACTATCCAACTCATCCGCAATGCTTTTAGGAATCGTGAGAATTTTCCTCATATCACGATATCTGTTTGCATCTTGCTTTATCATTTCTTCGTCAACGATTTCAGAAATTCTTTTATTGTCCATCATCCCCTCCAATCGCTGCGAGTGCTTTTTCAGCAGAAATTTTCATAACACGAACACAATTTTTTAGGTGCATTACACTATTGCCTCTATGAAGATTAGGATTTACATCTAAAATATTTTTAAAGAAATATTTCGCAGTGTTAAGCTGTTCTTGGAGTTTTTGATTTTTCAGTTCTGCTTGTAAAATCTTCGAATTAAAATCTTTAAGCTCTTCTACTCGAATTTCTTGGAGTTTTTCAACCGAAAGTTCGTCAGTGGTGGAAGAATTGTCGGAGCATTCACCACACAAGCTATTATCAGTTGCGTATCTTCCTATTGTTCCTTTGCCACATTTTGGGCAAATCATATAATAACTCATTCTCACACCTCCCCAGTGCTACCAAAGTATTTACTCGTTATCTCTTTCCATACTTTGCACCTTTTTATATTATTTATTGCGCTTTTAGTAACTCCAAACATCAATGATATTTCATACATTGAAAGCTCTTTTTTTAATAAAAGTTCGCAAATTTTTTCTACATCTGTTTCGTTCAATATAGCAGCAGGATTTTTAGATCCCACACCTTTATTTTTTCTAATTGAACTGTTTTTAGAACGTCCTATCCATTCTAAGTTTGAATAATGGTTATTTAATTTGTTACCGTCAATATGGTTAACCGTTGGGTCTTTGATATGTTTTTCAGGAAGACCTACGTATGTTACTATCACTAAAGTTGCAACTCTTGTAAAGCAGCTATTACCTCTTTTACCACCAGATAATGTTAACGTTAAATAACCATCTTTATCACGTTTTGGCTTTAAAAATCCATTTTTATATTTTGAATAAACATTTCCGAACTCATCTATTTCATAAAGTCCATGCTTAATGTTTTTATAAATTAAATCTTTCATTTACTAGCTTTCTAGCTTTTAATGCTTATCAGTTGAGCCAAATCCACCTGTACGTTCTCCGTTTGCGTTGTCATCGTCTGTTGTAAGGTATTTGACAAATACACCTTGCATAATTCGTTGTCCTTTAGCAATCGTTATAGGCTCTTTTGAGATATTCATAAACAAGCCTTTGAATTCATTAGGATAATAATCTGAATCGATAATTCCTACTGAATTAATCAATGCAATGCCACGCTTAACTGGATTGCTTGAGCGGTCATATAATTTCAGTACTTCGTCATGTCCGAGTTGAACAGCTAGACCTGTACTTACCATTTTTATTTCATCAGGTTGAATCGTAACTGTTTCGCTTGCAGAAATATCATAACCTGCGCTGTGTTCTGTCGCTCTTTCTGGAAGTGTCGCATTTTTATTTAGTTTTACAAATTGTCGTGTCATTCTCCGTCCTCCACAGGCACAGCGAACTCCTTCTTACACCATGCTTGAAAATCTTCTACAGTTGCTGTTTCTACATCAGGTACATTCGAATAGTCGAACCATCTCCAGCCTTCTTGCCATTGTTTAGTCATGAGTTCCAATTCTGTTGCACTTTCCATTCCATCAAATTCTGGCGCTCTATGAACTAATTTGTCTAAGAAGCTGTCAGCATCTAAATACCAATGCCAATTGTTTTTGGCTTCACGAGCCGTCCGTGCAAAAACAATCACTTCGCCTTGGTCTGAGTCATTTTTAACGCTTAATTTATAAGCTTTCATTCCACCACCTCAATTTGTTCATAACTCCCAGTTTCCATGCTGTCGATTTCTTGCTGGGTAAAAGCACAGCAGTCTTTTGGTGGGTACATACCTTTAGCTGACATAGTGTGAGAAAGTCTATGCTCTCCATTTTCGGTTAAATCAGCATGGATATATTTTTTTAGATATAAATCATTAATTGAGTTCCGTTTACTCATATCAATGTGCTTCAAATAGAACAGCTGCGGTTTTTCGACTGTGTAGCCGTCTAGTTTAAGTCGAGCGATAAAATCATCTAAAGTCCCAATTCCTAAAGTCCAGTTTTTAGGGTTTTCAAACCATTTATCAATTTCAAGTAGAGCAACATCTTCGATAAGGATATCTTCTAACAATTGATATAGCGGTTTACTATTAAGCCACTCCGCCACACACTCAGGCACGACTGGCAGGGATTGCTGTTGGAGTTTAGGTTCAACTGCCATACCGTTTGAATCGAATGTAGTACGCTCATCTCGCATGAATGAGTTTTCATTTTCGAGCTTAAGAATACGTTCATCTTTCTGTTTCGACTCATATTCAAGATAGTCAGCATACTGGCGCTTTTTGCGATATTGGCTGAAAACTTCTTTCATATTATTATTTAGTTCATTGAGTGGGCCATTAGCCGGTCTTTTTACTTCTTCTTCAAACTTAGTCATTTTTCGTGTCCTCCAAGACAAATGGCATAAACCACTCGCCGCTGTTTAGTTGTATCTGCGCTACATCTTCTTTTTTACATTGGTTCAAAGCTCTTCGTAATGCTAGGTTTTCATCTTTAGATAACTCAATTACGATATTGTCGCCAATATACATACCTTTAGTGAATTTCATCTCATCCCTCACTTCGTAGCATTGACAGCATCGTCTGATAAATCTTTTGTCTGTTGTGCATCGGTCACGGCTTGAGATAGCTCGTCAGTCTTTTGTTGAGCGGCAGATAGCTTTGAGTTCAAATCACTAATCTGTTGCGCCATGTTCGACTTATCTTGGTTCGCTTGATTTAATTGTCTAGCAACTTCTTCTTTTTGCTGATTGAGTGCGTTCAGTTGATTTTGATAATTAGCAGCTTGATTTTGCAAGTTTGAGTTATCTTGATTGATTTGGTCTTTCAACTGGTTAATTTGATTGTTCAATTGATTCAATCGGTCTGCATATTGCTGTGAGCTATTATTAGCCTGTTTAAGCTGTTCATTTCGGTCCAGCAAGCGTTGCTTCAAAATAGCGATATTCTGTTGCACAGCGACCATGTTTTGATGACCTGCCCATGAATTAGCTGCATAAGCTCCGAAAGTTCCTGAACCAAAGATTCCTGCTGCGACTACTGCTGTTGTGATTAATTTTTTATTCATTGTTTATCCTAATTCTTCTTTTTGCATTTTTTCAATCATCATTTTCATTTTTAACTTGCGTTTATATCTGCGTTCTGCCCGTTCCTCTTTGGTCATAGAATAATATCCTTTTTCTTCTTCCTCGTTCGGTTCCATTAAAACATCTCGATTAGGGAAACGTTTTTTAGTTTCAGATTGATTTAAAACTGCATGATTTCTTTTACTTCTATATGACTGATCTCTTTTCCCAACTTGAACATAGTAGAAAATAGTTTTTATTTTTAAACCTAATCGCTCAGAAATTTCTCTCGCCGTTCCAGTCATGATGAAGTTTTCTTTTTCATAAAAATCATAGACAGATGCTGGAAGTTGTTTCATTGTTTTCTTATTTTCCTGTAAAAGCGCATCTGTTTTTTCTTGATTTAATAAAGCGTGCTTATATTTCGGTATTGCTCTATCTTTACTTTTTCCATTTTTTATCCAAAGTGAAACTGCTGTTTTAGAAACTTTGAAGATTTCCATTAATTCTTCTATTGTTCCAGTTGCGACTTTATCTCCCTTAATAAATACATCAAAGACTTTCGTTGCCATTTTCCTTTCCTCCTAATTTTTTAATTCTTTCGTGAAACTCAGCCTGCATTTCTTGGTTAAATTTGCTATGGCTGTCTAATTCAAACTCTTTTTTAGTTTGCTCACTCGATATATTTTGACTAGCAAGCTTGCTGATTCGCCTAGCTTCATTTCTTGTGTCGTAATATCCCATATTTAAAACCTCATATTTTAACTTCTAAGCGCTTTTAGATTATTCATGATAAATTATCCATGAAACAGTTTAATCGCTCAATGTAACCGTAATTTTCATGAATTAGAGCTATTCTACTTCTGTAACTTCAATTTCTATCCGTGGTCTCAAGCTGTATCGCTTCTTAGCGTAGATATCACTGATTTGGTTATCGTCTGGCCATGCGTGCTTGTTTAGTGCATCTAGTACAGATTTCTGCAAATTATCAATATCTGGCTTTTTGACCACTGGAATTGTTTCTGCTTCAAGCGCTGCTTGATTCTTTTTTACTTTTGATAATGCTATTGGTGGATCAAGATAGAAGCCCAATTTAACAAATAGTGGTTTTCCTGAAACTTCCTGTTTTAATTTCAGCAATTTCCATTTGAATAAGAGTTGAGCTTTCCAAGCCATGTATTCCTTAGGCATATAAGCTTTTACAAATCCGCCTTTACTGCTAAATCTAGGTCTTGGGCTTGCCATTGGCTCCATTGCTATTTCAAACTTCATATTTTCCCTTAAACGATTTTTATTTTTTCGTACTCATCCTCAACACGTTTTCCGTGTTCCATGTGCCAAGGCGAGATACGTTCTGATACTTCTTCCACACTCAAACCTGTTTTTGATGAAATAAACAACCACGGACTTAATAATATACCGTTTGCTTTAGCCCATTTAAGCCATTCATCAAGGTGCCCTGGAGTAATTCCGTCACAGACTCTACTAGCAAGTTCAAGATAATACTTTCTGAGGTCATTCATTACGTAACCCCATTTCTCCAACTAGTTTGTACATTTCGTTTTGAGTCATTCCAGTTGTATCGACACCAGCTTTTATTAATCTACCCTCATCAGTCCATTCAGGAGCTTTTTTGACTGGCTTTTGCTGCTGGAATTTATTCTGGTTGTTAGATGCAAACTTCCGTTTTCGCTCTGCTTCAAATGCATGGTAGTTTTCAGGGGTTTTAATGTTATTATTTTCCCATTTGTCCATAATAGACCGAACATACTTGATAGTACGTGCATTATTGTCAACTGCAATTTCAAGTGCTAAAAGAACCATTTCATAGCTACTGTCATTTACAAATTCTCTAAGTTGTTCTAATTCTCTTTGAGAAATTGGATGAAAATTATTTGAGAAAAAATCTGAAAGAGATTGTAATGAATTTTTGCCGACGTCGTCGTCTTTATTTATCTCTTTCTCTATATCTATATCTGACTCTGACTCTATCTCTGTTGGAGCTTGGTTGGAACTATTTGGAAGCTGGTTGGAAGCTGGTTGGAAATTTTCCAACTTTTTTTCTCTTTTATATTTATTCCAATTTGTTTCTTGCCCTATGAGCATTGGAACTTGAAGCATTTCTGCACTTCCATCATCTCCTATTTGCAACAACCCCGCTTTTTGGAAATAATCTATAGCCAATCTGACATCATCAAGCTTTTCGTCAAGATTCAACGCAATTTCCTGAGCTATATCTTGTAAAGTACCTTCATAATAAATGACCCCGTTGTTGGCCAAAGAAGAAAGCAGCATTTGCTGATAGATAATAACCAAAGTATCTCCGCCAGTTACAGTTTTTCTCAAATTCTTAATTGCTAGATTTTTAAAGAAATTTTCATCTAGTTTTATCCAAAAATATATTTTAGTTTTACTTTTTGTTGCCAAGTTTTTCCTTTCCTTCTTGTGATTAATTTCTTCAGAAAATGTTATAATGAAAATAAATGGAGGTTCTCATGAAAGAAGAAAATAAATCAAGATGCATTAAATGTCACTATCCAAATCTCGAAGAAATTTTTACTTTTTGTCCAAACTGTGGATATCCTGCTAACTCAAATTACTGTTCGGATGATAACTGTGAAATGAACGATCCTGATGATCCAGTTGCATTCCCAGAAACTGATTGTTTTTGTAATTATTGTGGATCAGAAACTAAGTACTTCAAAGACGGGCTTATCCAACCTCAAAAATATGACTAATTGCTCTTAGGAGCTTTTTTTATTTCAAATTAAAAGCTGGCGATGAGTGGTTATGTGTAAACACTAAATACTCATTGACTTTACGGCTCGTTCCGCCACCCTCCAGCTTTGACTAAATACGAAACTACCGCCCAAGGTAGTCTTGCTTAAAGTTGAATTATTTCTAATTCTACTGCTCAGGATTAGTGAGGACTGCAGTTTGCTCATAGGTTAAATGTTTTTAATTTTTTCCCATACTGGCACTTCTTTGATTCGGCCACCACTTTTTTCAATGTCTTTTTTCCATTCGTCTTTAGCTTCGATATCTCCAAATTTAATATCAAATTCTACTAGAATTACCGCATGATATATTTGTTCTGGTGCTTGATATGGTGGTTCAGAATGTGATTGAGAAGCTTTTTTATCAAATTCTTCTTTAACATGTTCAACTACTTCTGTTTGAGATAATGCTCTTGCGTTTTCTTGACCAACATGAGAGGGCAGAGCATTAAATGATTCTTCAAGTTTTCTTGTTTCGTATTCTTGCTGTTGTTTTTCAAGTTCAGCTTGTCTCTGTTTTTCTACCTCTTTTCGCTTTTCCTCAGCTTCTTTACGTTGCTTCTCAAAAAGAACGTCTTCGGTAATTACTGCCATTATTTCACTGACAGTTTTTCCACTATCAAGCATTCTAATATACGGTGTACTAGTTATATTATTTCCGAAACAAAAGTCTGAAATACTTTGTTTTGCAGATTTGTATTCAGCAATCTTTTGCTTTTCGCCATCAATGACATAAGTAATAGAATCAATAAGCTGTTTTTTAGGCTTAATATCATTAAAGTTTGATGCTTTGGCCCAATCATCAACAAAGTTTTCAAAGATTCGTGAATCTACTTCTGTGTCTATTGTCAGTTCAACCAATAATTCATGAACAACTTTTTTTCTTGCTTCTTTTTGCTCAGCTTCAATTTTTTTGATTCCTGCATCAATCGTTTCAATGACTTTTTCCATTGGGGCAATCGCTTTTTTGTACCAAACTTCAAACTCTGCGTAAGGGACATTAATTGATTTTTTAATCTGTTTTCGTCTTGTTTCAATCTTATCAATTAGTTTATTCAAGCTCGCCCGAGTTTTTCTATCAACCGTTAAATTTTCTACGCTTGGAACGTGGCCGGTATATTCTGCAACGACTCGATTGATAGATTCTTTGAATTTTTCTTCTTCAAGAATATTTATAACGGCTGGCTTAAACTCAATCTCGATATCTTTGACTTCTTCGTTTTCAATAACTTCACTCATTTTAGAAATCCTCCATAGTTACTTCTTGAATCACTTCGCCAGTTTCTTCAACAACTTCTTTTTGAGGTTGAGCTTTTTCTTTCAACTCTTCAATCTTCTTTGCTGCGTAGTCTTCCTTATCAAAAGATTCGATTTGTGCACGGTTAGGTTCTTTTACACCATTCACTTCACGAGGTTCTTTTTCTGGCTCCGGATACTCTTCTTCGCCATAAGTTCCTGAAAACTCGGCAGGAAATGCCATTCTCAACGCTTGACTTTCTGCTACTTTTCCAAGCATAGTACAAGGCTTATTAGTCCACATCTTATTAGGACGTCCGTCTTTCATTTGAACATATTCATCATAAGAGACCGCAACGTATACTGGGATTTCTGTATTTTTTAAATGAACTCTAGCCCATGCACCAACTAATTCTTGATCATGAGTTTTGAATGTTCCTTCATTATGTTCAAGAATCCCATCTTTATTTAGAACAATTACACCGACTTCAACTCCCGCAAAATTTGGATTTTGAAAAGCTCGTTTTCTGTAAAAATCACGAGATACAACAATTTGTGCTGGTTGGTTACCATATTTGATAAAATAAACTTCTTTCATAAATGGATTCATGTTGTTTTGTTTGCAAAGGTTAATAAGTAAAATTAATTCATCATCACTTGCTTGACCGCCACCTTTTAAATAATCTTTAATTGTGGTCATATTCAATTTATCTACACTAAAGATTCCTAATTCATTTGCCATTTTTAAATTCTCCGTTTCTTATTTTTGTTGAAACGTGATATAATCTAGGTATAAAATTTTGTAGACGTATCACGTCTTAGTCCGCATGCCAGTGCGGGCTTTTTTATTTTGTCAGTTCAACCGCTGCTTTATAAGCATTTGACCATTCATAAAGCTGAGGGATGAGCGAATTTTGAAGAAAATCTTTTGAGTAAACTGAGAGTTTTTCTTTATAAAATTCGACTGACTCTTGATAAACTACTTGTCCAAGATGATTAATTGTTTTTACTTGTTCCATTAGAACCTCCATTTGCCTGCGAGGGCTTTTTTATTTTGCAATCGTTAAATTCTTGTTTGTCATTTTCTGACGGGCAATATCATTTTTATGATGTTGCATGTTTTCTGCAAACAGTTCTTTATTTTCTTCTTGCAAATCATTGGAAAATTTAATCCAATCTTGACGACTTTTTTCGCAATTAGAAAGACTTTGTTGAGTTGTTTCCAATTCTTTTTTCATGCGATCATAATCCGCAAGTTTAAATTTTTCTTCTTCTGTTTTAAATCCGAACATTTTATTTTCCTTTCTCTCTGAATTCATCTAAGCTTTACTTTTTTTAAAGTATCTACTCTCAAGTTAGTGACAATGAGTTTATTTTCATCCAAAGTTTTAGCTAATTTATCTTTATCAAGGACAGTTACAAATTTTTGTGACTGTCTTTTATTTTGTCTATCTCTTGAATATTTAGGTATATAGTGCATTTTTTGCCTTTCTAGCGGAGTACCGCATTTAATTTCTTAGCAATGAGCTTGATTGCTCTAATGTTCTATGTGATTAAGTCGTGTACCAGGTCAAACATGATTTCACCCGTTTCTGGGTTGACTATGTATGTGTAAGTCATGAGTACCTCTTCTTATTTGATAACTGATTGACGCTTTTTAAGTTCTTGCTTATACTCAGGAGTATTTACAAACTGCATGAAGTCTCTGATTTCTTTGTATCGGAATCTACGCCCGTTCATGAAAATACCAGACTTAAATTGTGGAAATAACTCCATTGCTTTTCTACGTCGATAAACAGTTTGGTCATGGATGGAAAACTTTTCCGCTACTTGCTGAGTAGTCAAGTAATCATCATCTTTATATTCCATCTGAACTCCTTTCTAAGCTTCAAAGTCAAAACTGGTTTGTGAGTGCAGTCCACGAATTTCAAGCGTTGTATTGAACGATGGTTGCCACATTTCAAGATATTCTGTTGCTTCATCATAACGACTTAATGGAATATCGCTATATTTCACAACATCGAAGCGGTTATTCAAATCTTTATAAAATTCTCTGAATACCTTAGCTCCTAATTTCTTATGAGCATTTGAATATTTACCGCCAGTAAACATATAAACTTTGCTTGCTACTTTCTTTTGCAAAACTTTAGCTTTATTTGATGGAAGTCCGAATCGGTCAGTCAAATCAAGAACTGAATTTTCGATTTGTTCGACTTTTTTATTCAAGTTCACGTTACCTTGAGCGAGTAATGCAATTTGTTGTTCAGGAGTTTGCGGTAATTGCTTTTCTTCTTGAACTTTGAAATAAGTATCAACTAAAATATCGTACATGTCCCAAGCTTCATCAGTTCCTAAAGATTTTGCATGAAGCAATGCTCCTTTTTCCGTCCAAAGGTAGAGTTTTCGTATTTTATTTTGCGTTCCTAAATTTTGGGAATGCAAGAACTCTTTTAAATATTCCCCTACCAATAAAACAAAGTGTTTTCCTTCTTCAAATCGTGTACGGTTATTATTAAAGTTATTGCTAATGACTTTATTTGTCGTTCCATAACCATCAGCAATTTGTTGAGTAGTCAAAACTCGTTGACCATTTAATTCTGTAATTTGTAATTCGTTCATGTTGTAAATTCCTTTCTAGTTTCGTTCTTTTTCGGGAACGTTTGCTTTAAAAAAAATGCCTAAATCTTCTTTATCGTATCCAAAAATAGAAGCCAATTTGATAAGTTCATTAGCCCCAATAGACACAATGCCGTTTTCTCGTTTTGCGTAAGCGGCTCGTGTTTTCCATCCCATTCGCTTAGCAACTTCATCTTGTGTCAAATCATTTGCGATTCGTTCTGCTTTGATTCTATTTAAATCAATAGTCATATTCCTTTCTCCTTCCGTTCTTTTTCGGGAACAATTTAATAATAACACTATCGTTCTCTCTTGTCAACAAAAAAGTTATAAAAAAAAACAAAAAAACTTTTTTCGTTTACATGTTGTGCTTTTTCGGGAACAGTGGTATAATGTTTTTATCAAGTTTATAGAGAGAAAATCATGCGAACAAATGAAGAAATTGTAAGAATACTAATAGATGAAAAAAACAAACAGAATCTTTCCATATCTGAATTAGCTAGAAGAGTTGATATGGCGAAATCTGCTATATCTAGATATTTTAATTTTAGTAGAGAATTCCCGTTGAACCGTGCTGATGATTTTGCTAGAGTCCTAGGAATATCTACAGAGTATCTGCTAGGTATATCTAAAGATGAAATACCTGATAAAACAAAAAAACAGTCTCCTATAGTAGAAGAAATAAATAAAATCAGTTCACAACTGGAAGAACCGAGACAAAAAATAGTTTTAGATACTGCAAATATTCAATTAAAAGAACAAGAAGAGCAAAATAAAGTTAAACAAATAGAAGATTATCGTCTGACCGATGAATATCTTGAAGAACAAATAAGTAAAGCTAGTGCCTATGGTGGCGGACAACTTAACGATAATGATAAAGAATTCTTCAAACGTTTGTTGAAAAATACTCTTAAAGAGAAAATTGATAAAGGCGATTTATGAGTAAACTTAGAGAGCTTTCTCGAGAGCTTGGTGCTGAAATTATATATTTCATTCCATCAAAAATGATGTTGCCCTAATTGATGACATTAAAGGGTTGTATCTTCCTGAATATGATATTATCTATATCAGAGATGATTTGACGATAATAGAACAAGAAAACGTTATTCTTCATGAATTAGGCCACTGTTATTGTGGACACACCCATTATAATTGCCATTCTAAAATGTTTGGGAGTAAGCAAGAGGCACAAGCTGACCGATTCATGGTAGTTCACAGATTCAATGAATGGCTTTCTAAATGGGATTTTGCACCAGAACCAAATGAAATTAATGTCAGTCAATTCATGGCTGCTTATGAACTCAATAATAAACTTAAGTGGATATGTGAATCAGTTATTGAGGAATATACCGCTGAATATCACGAAGCAATTTAAGAAAAAAACAACGAGCAATGTCTTGATTCTCATAAAAAGCTAGATTAGGAGGTATTTATGTCAAATTTATTCGTTGTATTGCTTTTAATAGCAATTGGGTTTATGATTTACTTTTTTATCAAACGAAAATGGAAATTTGGAATAATTGCATTAGTAATCGCCTTTGCATGTTACATGATTGTAGGCCTGTTACCTAGCAACAATCAACATAAAGAAAAAGAAATCACGCAAAGCTCTACTAAAACTTCAAAAAGTTTGTCAAAAACTGAAAAAAGCTCAAGCGAAGATAGTTCTGCTGTTTCTAAATCTTCAGAAGTAAAAAAAGTTAATAATAGTTTTGATTTAACTAATAACGGGGAATATCAATTTACAGATGCAAACATTAAGCCTACAACGGCAAAAATAAAAAATAATGTAATTAGTTTTTATTTTGATTGGAGAAACGATGATGGAGTAGCTGATAAACGTTCTTTCCTTGGTAGTGGAGTCGTAGTTGTACTTTATCAAAATGGCAAAGAACTTAATCAAAAATCAAGTGATTTAAGCGGAGAAAAACAAAAAATATCTAAAAATACCTCACTAGAGATTAATTATGATTATGATTTAATTGATAATTCACCGGTCACCGTTAAGATGGTACCTCTTGATGGTGATCCTAAAGAATTTGTTATAAATATTTAAAAAAATCCGCCCAAACTTTGGACGGCGAGGGCGGATTTAAACTATAAGGTAGTGCAAAAGCTTTTAACAAGCTTTTTACTATACCATTTTATCAGAAATGAGGTATAAAAAGCAAATGTGGGTAGAAGATTTACCTAATGGCAAATATAAGTATTGTGAGCGCTATACAGACACTAAAGGTAAGATAAGGAAAGTATCAGTAACACTAGATAAAAATAGCTCTAGGGCGCAAAATGAAGCTTCTAGGTTATTGTATAATAAAATAGATGCAAAGCTTGAAAAAGAAAAACAAAAAATTGAAGATGAGCAAAATAAAATAGCTTCTATCACTTTCTGGGAAGTCCAAGACGAATATTTTTCAATTTATGAAGAGACAGTAAAAGCTAAAACTGCCTCACTAAGAGATACAGCAAAGAAAAAAATTAGAAGTTTAGTTAGTGAAGAAACATTATTATCAGATGTTAACTCTGTTTTTATCTTAGAGATATTGGAAAAACTATATTATAAGGAAAATTATTCTTATTCTTATATCAAGACACTTAAGGCATCTTTTAATATGGTTTTAGACTACGCTATATCAAAAGAATACCTAACAATTAATCCTATTTCTAATGTTAAAATCAAAAAGAAAGTCTTGACTTTAGAACAAAGAGAAAAGAAAAAAGAAAAATATCTTGAGCGAAACGAATTAAAACAGGTCATAAAAGATATGGCGATAATTGATAAATCAACCTCACTATTAATTGAATTTATGTCACTCACAGGCCTAAGATTTGGAGAATGTGTAGCAATTCAAAACAAGAATATTGAAAATAATGTTTTACATATAAACGGGACATGGGACAGTGTTTCTAACTCTAAAACAACAACTAAAAATATTTATTCAGATAGAAAAATCATGCTACCTAAAAGATGTCTTCAAATAATTGAAGAATATCCTTTAAAATATCCAAAGGATAAAATAAGCAAAGATAATTATATATTTATTTATAAAAACAATAAACCATATAACATTTCTGTTGTGAATAGTAGACTAAAAAAAATAAATTCATCTAAAAATTTAAGTACACATATTTTCAGGCATACTCATATTGCTTTATTAACTGAGCTTGGAATACCTTTGAAGTCCATCATGGAAAGAGCGGGTCATAATAACCCTCAAACAACTCTTTCTATATATTCTCATGTAACTGAAGAAATGAGCAAAAATATAATAGAAAAACTAAATGAAATAGACCTCTTAAATTAG